AGATGCAAGCCCAAACCAGTTAGGACTAAACCCCATGGCATACAAAATTATTAGCCCCCGCGTCGGTACCCCCGGCGATGAATTTGACGCCGAGGCTGCAGAGGCCAACGGCATTAACATTGCCGCGCTAGTCGAGGGCGGGTTTATAGAACAATCCACAAACGAAACCGCAAAACCTGCTAAAACTAATAGCAAGAACTCAGCAAAGGACTAAAGCAAATGCCTACCTCAACTTACCTCAGTAACCCAAACGTCACAGTTGGCGCAGTTTCCCTGCAGGACCAATGCCAAGGTTTGGTTTTCACCCGGACTATCGAAGCCCTAGAAAGCACCGCGTTTGGAACTAATAGCAGGTCCTACGTAGCGGGCCTCGAGAATTCCACCCTGCAGCTTGACCTTTACGCGTCGTTTGCAACATCGGAAACCTACGCAACGCTTAAGAGTTTGGTAGGCACGCAGGTAACCGTTTCGTGGTCACCATCAGCAACTAGCCCGGGCACCGCAACCAATCCAACCATGACGCTAACCGGGGCATACCTAGAGGCGCTGCCATACACAATGGCCATGGGTGCCCTTGGCACAATGTCTGTGACGTTCACCGGCGGTGTGTACTCAGTAGTAGAAGTATAAATTAAAGCCGGCAACGGCCCGACACGAAAAGGCAAGTAATGCAACTACACCTAAAAGCCACGTTTAACGATGGCACCGTAAATGAAGTAACCACTAACTTAATGACAATTGTTAGTTGGGAACGCAAATTTAAGCGCAAAGCGTCAGAGATGGCGCAAGGTATTGGCATTGAGGATTTAGCCTATTTGTGTTATGAGGCTACGCGTTTCTCAGGCATTACGGTACCGGGAACACTTGACGCGTTTATTACATCGTTGGCGTCTATTGAGGTAGTAGAGCAGGCAGACCCAAAAGCCTAAACGGCACGGTGCGTAGAGCGCTTGCCGAAATTTTAGTAGCAACAGGGTTTTGGCCTAGTGAGATATCATTCGAGTTAGACGATATGAACGCCACCATAGAAATACTTAATAAGCAACGTGGCGGTAGGTGATGGCGTCGCGTTCGGCTATCCCCCACATTGACGGTATTAAAGAGGCGTTAAAAGCGTTAAATGATTTTGACCCTGCCTACAGGAAACAGATCACTAAAGACATACAGAGCACCGGTGAGGTTATTATCGCTGAGGCTCGCAGCATGGTGGCCCATTTTGATAACAGCAAAGGCACAGGCGAGCCGTTAAGCGGTATGCGTCGCGGCAACTTGATTAAAGGCCGTAACACACAATGGCGCACAGACGCCGTTAAAAAAGGCTTTAAGGTAAAAGTAGGTGTACGCGCCAGCAAAGAGCGCTACGTGAACTACAACCGCACTACCGACGGTGTAGTAACCCATACCGAGCAGGTGGTATACGGCAGCAAGCCTTACCAGTTAATGGTTATCCAACAAGCCAACGCAGCTGGCGCGATCTATGACCATGCCGGGCGTAACACACAGAGCATGTTTGTTACCAACCTAAACGCTGAGGTAGGCGAGCAGCCTCGAGCCATTGACAAAGCAGTTACTAATAACCGTGAAGCAGTAGAAGCCAAAGTAGAATTAGTAATTAACGACGTTGCCCGGCGCACCAATATGAAATTAGGTTTTAACCGTGGCAATTAACATACCGATTATTTCGAGCCTTGACGGTACCGGGTTTGCTAAAGCCTTAACGCAATTAAAGAAATTAGAAACCACCTCAGAGCGTGCCGGGTTCATTGCGGGTAAAGCGTTTTTACCTGCGGTTGCTGCCATGGGTGCCCTTACCGCGGCTGCTGGTTTTAGCGTTAAAGCAGCCATAGAGGACAGCGCCGCGCAAGCCCAATTAGCAAAGACATTGCAAAACGTCGTAGGTGCAACCGACGCGCAAATTAGCGCTACCGAAAAGTCAATTAGTGCTATGGCTATGGCTACTGGCGTGGCTGACGATCAGTTACGCCCGGCGATGGCCTCACTCGTTTTAGGAACGCAAGACGTTGCAACGGCTAACGATGCACTCGCATTAGCGCTCGACGTTTCAGCCGGCACAGGTGCAGACCTAGCAACAGTAAGCGACGCGTTAAGCAAAGCGTATGGCGGCAACTTTAGAGCGTTGCGCCAGTTATCGCCACAGTTGTACTCAATGATTAAAGACGGTGCCAGCCTCGATGAGGTTATGGCTGAACTATCGCGCACGTTTGGTGGCTCGGCAGCCGTCGCAGCGAACACAGCAGAGGGAAAATTTAAGCGCTTAAACGTCGCGCTAAGTGAAGCAGCCGAAGCAATCGGGTTGGCTATTCTGCCAGCCGTTGAGGCCGTACTGCCATATCTCATAAATTTTGGTAATTGGGCACAAGACCACGTAGGTACGCTCATGGCTGTAGGTACCGCTATTGCTGCCATTGCTACCGCGCTTATTGGATTTAAGGCCGCGCAAGTAATTGCTAACGCGGTAACCGTGGTAACCACCGCGCTTAACTGGTCACTTGCCGCCTCAGCTGCAGCCGCTAACACCGCGCTAACCATTGGCGTTGGTGCTGCCGCTATTGCTGCCGGGCTTGTAGTTGCCGCGGGCGCGTTCATGGCGTTTAAGGCTGCAACCAAAACCAGCGTAGAAACCATTAAACCGTTTGGCCCGCAACTCAGCGAAATAAACAAGGGCCTTGGCCCACTACCTGACCAACTAGAAAAAACAGGTGGCGCCGCTAAAAACATGGCAGACAAAGTAAAGGAAGCCAGCGACGCGTTAAAGAAGTATTTAGAAGCCGCGCTAGCCGATGCACAGGCACAGTTAATAGACGCGCAAACCGCGTTTAGTGATTTTGCTACAGAGGTAAGCGACAGCATTAAAGACGCGTTTTCGTTTGCTGATGCTAAAGAGGCTGGCGATGAAACAGGACAAGGGTTTTTACAAGGCTTGCGCGATCAGGTAGCCGGCATTGTTAAGTACGGCAAAGACGTTAAAACGCTATTGGAAATGGGCTTAAGCCAACAGGCATTACGGGCCGTGCTTGACGCGGGCGGGGAAAGCGGCGCGGCTATTGCAGCCGAGTTAATCGCTGGCGGTGTCAATGCAATTAAAGAAACCAACGATTTAGTTATGGCTGCCGATAACGCAGCTGCAACCATCGGGCAACAGGCTGCTACTGCATGGTTTGGCGCTGGCGTAGATAACGCTAAATCTTACCTAGAGGGTGTCGAGGCAGCGTTTGCGGAAGCACAGAAACGGCTTAAACAAAAGGGCCTTAAAATTGCTGACATTAAAGGCATTAGCGCGGGGTTCAGCGAAGCGATTACACGCCCACAAGTTGCCTCAGTTACCCCACTACCTGCCGGGCAAAGTTATGGCGTTACTGGCGGCGGTGACATAACTATTAACTTGTCTACCCTTGTGCCTAGCGCACAAACGGGCGAAGTAATCATTAACTCAATACGTGCATATAACAGGGCTGCAGGCCCGGCAAATATCGCGGTGGCGTAATGGCCACGTCAGTAATTGCTAGCGGTGACTACGAATTATTTGTAGACACAGGTTTTCAGTTAAACGCATTTACCCTCAATGACCCGGTAAAGGGCGTGCTCAATAACACCCAATACGTGCTAGACGGCACCACCGAGTTTGCCCCAATGCTGCAATACAGCAACACCATTAGCGTTAATCGTGGGCGTCGCGAGATCGGTGACCAATTCAGCGCCGGCACCATGACGTTTAGCCTCGACGATAGTTTGGCTGGCGGAATACTAAACCCGCTGTACTCAAGTAGCCCGTTTGTAGACCCCAGCGGGCAGTTCACCCTTGCCCCATTACGGCGCGTATCGTTTGGGCGTTACGACAGCACTAATACATTTGTCGAATTGTTCGCCGGGCAGATCGTCAATTATGACTACTCGTATGAATTGGGCGGAAACAATACCGTTATGGTTTATTGCGCTGACGATTTCTATTTACTGGCTCAAACCGCTATGGCTGAATACAACGTAAGCGAGGAATTAAGCAGCGCCCGTTTATCGGCTGTACTTGACCTACCCGAGGTTGCTTATCCGGTAGCCAGCCGAAACATAAACACCGGCACCCAAACCCTTGGCGGTGCATCGGCTTACACCATTGCTGAGGGCACAAACGTAAAGGCATACATAGACCAAATACAAACCGCCGAGCAAGGCCGTATTTTTATGGCACGCAACGGGGTGCTCAATTTCGACCCGCGCATAGGTAACACCCTTAGCGGAAGCGTTGCCGATTTCCATGATGACGGCACCCAAATTCCATACAACAATTTGGCCATATCGTATAACGCCGATCAGATCGTAAACCGTGCCAGCGTGCAACACCTTGGCGCAACCAACCCCGAGGTGGCAGACGATCTAGCCAGCCAAGGTAAATACCTAATCCAAACGGTAAGCATTACCGACAGCCTTTTACACAATGACACGGCAGCTGCAAACCTTGCCAGTTACCTGCTAGTTGGCGAACCTACCCCTACGTTTACCGGGGTACAAACCGATTACCTAATGCTCACCACAGCCCAGCGAGAAGCCCTAGCCCTAGTAGACATTGGCGATACGATCACCATTACCAACACCATTGCTGGCGGTGAAGTAGCCCAAGAGTTAAGCGTAGAAGGCGTGGAACATCGCATAGATTTTGTGAACGGCCACCGCGTCACTTATTACACGGCACCTACCGTAATTGTCTACGAGTTTATTTTGGATAGCGCGGTATATGGCACACTCGACAGCGCAAATGTCTTAGGATAAGGGGCACTATGGCTACACCGTTTCCGTTTGTCGCGTCGCAGGTGCTCACCGCGGCGCAACTTAATGCAATTACCGAGTTACCAATTAACGCTAAAACCGCTAGCCACACACTTATTGCCGGTGACGCTGGCGCTCGAGTGCAAATGACCAACGCAGGTGCTACCACCATTACGGTAAACGCCTCGGTATTTAGCGCGGGTCAATCGGTTTACATTTACAACATGGGCGCGGGCACGTGCACGATCACGGCAGGCACCGCAACAGTTACTACCTCAGGTTCACTAGCGCTGGCGCAATATGGGGGTGGAACGCTTTTATTTACCAGTTCTAGCGCTGCTACTTTTTTTAGCGGTGGCGGTGCCAATTATGGTGCCGCAACAGGTGGCACAGGTGTAGTAAATGTCACGATTGGCGGCGTGAATTACGCGTACACAAGTTTTACAAGCACAGGAACATTGACCGTTACTAAAGCGGGTTTGTTTGATGTTTTGATGTTCGGTGGTGGCGGTGGTGGTGGAACGGGTGACAACACTTCAGGCGGCGGCGGTGGCGCAGGTGGCGTAGTCGAGCAAACAATTTATTTGACAGCAAACGAAACCGTAACAATTGGTGCTGGTGGTGCTGCAAACGTTTCGGCCAGCGCATCAAGCATTGACAACACAGCGCGCGCAATGAGCATTTCAGGTGGCGGTGGTGGTAGTGGTTATCTAGGTTCGCAATACACCAACGCAAGCATGGGCGGCTCGGGTGGCGGTGCTGGTTCGTTTCAGTATTTGACTGGCGCTAATTCTATGGCAAACGCAGTTAGCGGTTATGCAGGTGGCAACGGCGTAAACAATTCAAGTGCTGGCGGCGGTGGCGGTGCAACTGCTGTTGGTGCTAATAGTGCAGGAAACACAGGCGGTGCTGGCGGTGCTGGTTACGATGTCAGCGCTTTTATTGGCGGTAGCGCACTATTAAAGGCTGGCGGTGGTGGCGGTGGTGCGTTAACTACTGGCGGTGCAGGCGGTTCGTCTATTGGTGGGGCTGGCGCGTCAGGAACAAATACGGGCGCAGCAGCAGCAGCAAACACAGCTTCAGGTGGCGGTGGTGGTTGCGGTGGCCCACCTGCAAACGTAAACCGTGCTGGCGGTGCTGGCGGTTCAGGAATTGTTTACATCAGGTGGAAGGTTTGATATGGCACATTTTGCACAGGTAAACAACAACATTGTTGAGCAAGTAATCGTTGTGGCTAATGCTGACTGCAACGATTTGCCGTTTCCTGAAAGTGAACCGGTAGGTCAAGCGTTTATTGCTTCGTTAGGTATTGCGGGTGAGTGGTTGCAAACCTCGTATAACGGTAATTTTCGTGGCACTTATGCCGGCATTAGTTACGTTTATGACGCAGATTTAGGCGAGTACGGCGAATTTGTTGCACCGCCATCGGCACCGTTTGAGCAATGAAATGGCGTTATATGATCGGGTACGCGTTGCTAATCGCGGTAGTAGTTTGGGGCTGTAGTGGTTGCACGTTTTCTAAAACTAATGTCGAGTACCAATGTTTTACAAAGGCCGCTTGTGAC